CCCCCCCCAGCCCGGCCACCGTTTTCTCCTTGGACATACTGGTCTTAGTGGTCTACATGGACATACAGGTCAGAGTGGTATACAAGGTCATACAGGACAGAGTGGTATACAAGGACATACAGGTTATACAGGACCTATAGGTCCTACAGGATCAGGAACTTCTTTTACTGATCCTATAGCTATAGGAACAAACGCTGGTCTAACTGGACAATCAATTGGTGCAATTGCAATAGGTACAAACTCGGGACAATCTGGACAAGGAACATTAAGTATTTCTATAGGTAATAATGCAGGAACTAATAATCAAAACACACAAGCTATTTCTATAGGTGCAAACGCTGGTACTAAAAGTCAAGGAACATCATCCATAGCTATAGGAATAAACGCAGGTAATGCAATTCAAGGTTCAACATCTATTGCTATAGGATCAAACACAGGTAATGCAAGCCAAGGTCCATCAGCTGTTGCTATTGGAGATTCAGCAGCTAGTTTAGCTCAAGGTAATCAAGCTACTTCTATTGGATATCGCGCAGGTCAAAATACTCAAGGTACTTTTGCTATTGCTATTGGACCGACTGCTGGTCAATTTTCTCAACAAACAAAGGCCATAGCTATAGGTTATTCGGCTGGTCAACGATCTCAAAGTTCTCAATCGATTGCAATTGGTGAGATTGCGGGACGAACTAATCAAGGTCAATTTTGTACTGCTATTGGATGGACTGCTGGATCATTTTCACAAGGATATGCTGGAATAGCAATCGGATCACTTGCAGGATCAACTAATCAAGGATTAAGATCTATAGCAATTGGTGCTGATTCAGGTGGTATAGCACAGAAAAGTTTATCGATTGCTATAGGAAATCAGGCAGGTGGCTCAAGTCAACAAACAAGATCAATAGCTATAGGTTATTTGGCTGGTTTTCAGACTCAAGGTACTAGCTCTTTAGCTATTGGAGAAAGTGCAGGTCAAACTGCACAGAGTTCATCTGCTGTAGCTTTAGGTAGTTTTGCAGGTAGAACTTTTCAATCATTAAACACTGTTGCAGTAGGCTATGAAGCTGGATCTAACATACAGGGAGCAAACAGTGTTTCTATTGGATATAGAGCTGGTATGACAAATCAGACTGCAGATGCCGTAGCTATTGGTAATAATGCAGGATCAATATTTCAAAAAGGATTTGGGGTTGCTATAGGGTCATCAGCTGGTTTAGAAACACAAGGAACAAGAGCAGTTGCTATAGGTGTATTTTCAGGTACTACAAATCAAGGAACAAGTGCTGTAGCAATTGGTGATTTAAGTGGTAGTATTAATCAAGGAAATAGTTCGATTGCTATTGGTTTAAATGCAGGTAAAACAGTTCAAGGTAATGGATCTATTGCAATTGGAAGCGGTGCGGGAACTTCTAATCAAGTAGACTCAGCTGTTGCAATTGGTATATCAGCAGGATCAAATGAACAACAACAATATTGTGTAGCTATAGGGTCAGCAGCAGGGTTTGCAACTCAAGGAACTCGCGCTATTGCAATAGGTGTATTTGCAGGTAATACAAGTCAAGGTCAAAATGCTATTTCTATTGGTAATACTGCTGGTGCTCAAGCACAAGGTATAGCATGTGTTGCAGTAGGACCAGAGGCTGGCAGAACAAGCCAAGGTAATTTTTCGGTAGCATTAGGATCTTTAACAGCTCAACAAAGTCAGGGAGAGAATTCGGTAGCAGTTGGTCTTATTGCCGGAAGAAATACACAAGGTAGTTTTTCTGTTGCAGTTGGTGTAGCTGCTGGACAAGAATCACAAGCTGCAACAAGTGTTGCAGTAGGAAGTAGCGCAGGATCATGGACACAGGGATTAAATGCTGTTTCTGTTGGAAGTGCTGCGGGACAAACGCAACAAGGAGTTGGATCAGTAGCGGTTGGTGTAAATTCAGGAAGTTATTTTCAAGGTACAGGTTCTGTAGCTATAGGTGCTTGGGCAGGATTTTCTGGACAAGGCGGAAATTCTGTTGCCATAGGTATTTTTTCAGGTTCAACGTCTCAAGGAGGAAGTTCAGTAGCTATAGGTTTAAATTCTGGTAGATTTTCTCAAGGTAATTTTTCGGTAGCTATAGGAGATAATTCAGGTTTTGGCGCGCAAGGAGGAAGTTCAGTAGCTATAGGTCAATTGGCAGGATTATCAGGACAAGGAGTATCAGCAGTTGCAATTGGTTCATTTTCAGGTGAAAATAATCAAAATCTTGGAGCAGTTGCAATTGGCGCACAAGCTGGTAGAAAAACGCAAGGTGTCAACGCTGTTTCTATTGGAAATACATCAGGTGTTGAATCGCAAGGTACTAGTGCTGTCGCGATTGGTCCACAATCAGGGCAAAATTATCAAAGTTCAAATGCTATTTCTATTGGTAACATTTCTGGCCAAAATACACAAGGAGCAAATTCTATTGCAGTAGGTTCGGGAGCAGGGCAAAATTATCAAAGTGCAAATGCTATTTCTATTGGTAATACTGCTGGATCTAATACACAAGGAACAAATTCTATTGCAGTAGGTCTAGAAGCAGGAAAAGTTAATCAAGGAGAAAATGCTATTTCTATGGGGACTTCTTCAGGAAAGTATAACCAAACTGGTGGTGCTATTGCAATAGGTTTAAATTCTGGTATGACAGGACAAGGTGGAAATTCAATTGCAATTGGAAATGGCGCAGGAACAAAAATTCAACAGGAGGGATCAGTTGCTATAGGTCAAGATTCAGGATATTCAGGACAAGGAACAATATCAATTGCAATAGGACAATTCTCCGGTCAATATAATCAAAAAGATGGTTGTGTTTCTATTGGAGCTCAATCTGGAAGATATACACAAAATTTAAACAGTATTGCAGTTGGAAATCAATCAGGACAGAATAACCAAGGAGTAAGTTCTGTTGCAGTAGGTCTAGTATCCGGACAAATCTCACAAAATACGGAGTCAGTTGCTATAGGTGTTGCGTCAGGACAAATAAACCAAGGATCAAATTCTGTTGCAATTGGATCTCGAAGTGGACAAAATACTCAAGGTTCAAATTGCGTAGCTATTGGTAATGCAGCAGGACAAGACAATCAGCATTCTAATTCTGTAATACTAAATGCGTCAGGAAGTGCATTAAATTCAGACGGTGCATCTAGAACCTATATAAACCCTGTAAGAACTGTATCATCTAGTTCTACTAGTAGTAATATGGTTCAATATAATTCAACGACATCTGAAATTACATATAGCTCAATACCTTCTATTTCGTCATTAGAATTAGTTGAAACAGTACCGTATATTGATTTTAAAACATCTGCTGGAGTAGATTTTGATGCGCGAATTCAACTAGAAGAACAAAGCTTAGCGTTTACAACAGGAGGAGATGGAAATATTGCATTAGGTATGACACTAACAGGACACACAATACCTGGTCCAAAACTCTTAATGGCTCAAACGGCTACCGTAAATACTCAAATTGGTGCAACAGGATGGATTGGTGTACATGATAAGACTTACAGTACTGGGGCTGGAGGTCTTGTTTTCAACAATAATTCTCTTGTTATTGAAGGTGGGAATAATACAGGTGCTATTTGGGTTAATACAGTTAACGGAGGAAATATTTCTATACTAGCAGGAAATGCATCTGGGGGGTCTAACAATGGTGTTGCCGCCGCTACCTATAATGGAGGTAACTTAAACTTACGAGCAGGAAATGGTAGTTATGATGGAGGTGCATCTACTATTCCAATTGTTAATAATGGAAATGTTATAATACAAACATATTCAGGTATTGGTTCTATATCTGTAGATTCAACACTCGGATTAAGAGACCAGGCTATATTTGGTGATTTAAACGGTGGTAGTCAATGCGTATTTCTTGCAAATTCAGGCGCTCCTACTACTAACCCAGTAGGAGGAGGACTTTTATATGTTGTTTCAGGTGCATTAACTTGGCGTGGATCAAGTGGAACTGTTACGACATTAGGAGCGGCTTAATTTTATTCTTAAGCCTTAATTACGCGATATATAATATTTATAAATATTATATTGCTCTATATAAAATATGGCTCTTTGTTCTTCTAATGTAACATCTGGATTCGTGGATCTCGCGACCTATGATGAACCCGAAAAATACCTGTATGGTGGTAGCGATGCTACTGCATACTTTGTCCGTGAGACTCGCAAGTCTACATGGTTCACGATGGTTCCCGTAATCCTCTCTCGCGCTTCTGGCTCCCCTGCCTTTGGTCAAGAGTGGTCGGCGCAGATCTCTCGTGCTGGTGATTATCTCTTACAAACTTGGCTTCGTGTAACTACTCCTGCTGTCACTCTTCGTGCTGCTGGTACCACTTATGGTGCTAACGGACGTATTCGATGGACTAGGAACTTTATGCACAATCTCATCCGTGAATGCTGCCTTACCTTTAATGATTTGGTTGCTGCACGATTTGATAACTATCATCTTGACTTCTGGGCCGCTTTTACCGTCCCCGCTGGTAAGCGCAATGGTTACAATAACATGATTGGTAACTTCAATGATATGACTGGACCTCACGGTTCTACCACTTCTCTCGGAGACACTATTCCTTCTTTCACTCTAAATCTTCCCCTACCCTTCTTCTACGGACGCGATAGTGGTGTTGCCCTTCCTACTGCTGCTCTTCCTTACAACGACATGAGAATCAACTTTTCATTCCGCGACTGGGAAGATCTCCTTGTCCTTGACAATTCTGGTGCTGCTGGTGCTGGAACTGCTGCCAGAGCGGTACCTGTTGCTGGATCTGCCACTACCGGTGATCTCTCAACTGGTATTCCCACTCTTGCTCGCGCTGATGTCTGGGCCAACTACGCTATTGTCTCCAACAACGAACGTTCTCGTATGGCTTGCGCTCCTCGTGATATCCTCATTGAACAGGTGCAGACCGCTCCTCGACAATCATTCACTCCCTCTACCAACTCGCAACAGCAATTTGACCTCCGATTCTCCCATGCCATCAAGGTCATCTTCTTCGCCGTGCGAAACAGCACCTGGAGAGCTGATTGGTCAAACTACACCACCGCTTCTCCTTACAACAACGGTGGCGATGCCGTCAACTTCACTCCTTCTGGAGCCGCTGACCCCATCCTTCAGACTTCACTCATCTACGAAAACACCAACCGTCTCGCCGCCATGGGATCAGACTTCTTCTCCCTTGTCAACCCCTTCTTCCACGCACCCGTTGTTCCTCTCGAAACCGGATACCACTCGTATTCTTACTCTCTTGACTTCATCTGCTGCGATCCTCTAGGAAGTACTAACTACGGTAAGCTCACTAACGTGCTTATCTCTCCTGAAGCCTCCACTTCTGCCGTTACCGGTGCTGCTGGATCAGGAGCTGCTGGGTCAGGTGTTGACTTCGCACAACGGTACGAATTTGTTTGTACTGTTGTTAATAATAATGTCATTGAAAATTTCTCTGGTGACAAACAGGCGACTGCCCACACAATGTGGGGTAAACAGTGTAATCGTCTAGTTGCATGCTGTGCATAATAAGCACACAATGCAGCAAAATTCCTCGTTGCGGGAACGTCCTAAAGCTTCATATACTACTTAAGTACTGGAAACAGTACCTAATACCCAGGGTAACGACCTCGGGCACAGTAAAAACTATGAAGATATACAATGGATAATCCGCATGCTTACTTCCTAACCCCACTATGATAGGGTATGGAAGGGTATCACAGACTGAACGGGAGTTGGTCGGAAATGATGGTTTAATCAACCTGATCCGGCTTAAGGTACAGTCGGGCCCATATTGAAAGGTATGGGATGAAACTGCAGAGTTTCTGGTGGGGCACTTGGTTTCCCAGTGTTGTAAATCGTACTTATACGAAATACTTCCACCAAATATTTATCACAATTTTTATATAATTTTATATAAAAATATAATACTAATCTTAAAATTATTATTTACAATTGATTTACACATAAATTATTTGCAAATTTAAACATTATACGATGAAAAAACAGCCAACAAAAATTCCAGTATTAATATCTAGATGTAATAAATATGACTTTATTTTAGACGAACCAGAAAATTTAAACTCAAAGAGACACGTAGGTACATGTATTTGTGGTACAAGAGGAACAATTTCGGTTGATAGCTTTAGAAAAGAAAAAGTTTCTTTTTGCAGAAATATTAATTGTATTTACTATCAAAATTGTAAAAGATTGTGCCCCCTTGAGAGAACAATAATAGCAGAAAATAAAAAGTGTACAAATATATCTCATAAAAATAAAAATATATCATTCACATGTGAATGTGGATTTTCAAACACTATTCCATGGGTTAGTTTTAATAATGGTACAACTTGGTGCGCAAGATTTTCTTGTATTAATTACCGTAAATCAAAGCGAATAACTACTGAAATGGCTATTCAATTTTTTACTTATGAAGGATACTCAGTACAATCTGATTATAAATATGAAAAAATAAGTAGTAGAACAAATATTATATGTCCAAAAAACCATACGTTTAATTGTTCAATTGAAATGTGGAAAAAAATTCTAGATGTATGATATGTAAAGGAGGTAATAAAAGATCATTAAGTTACCAACAGCTTGTAAATGCATACGCAAACCATGGGTGTACTTTACTTTATAATAAAAAAGATTATACTGGAAATGTTACTAAAAACATTGTTCCATACAAGTGTTCTTTAGGACATATTGTAAGTCACCTGACAAAAAATAACTTTAATATCAGAATAAATTCTGATAGTCATCCTTGCACTGTATGCTCTAAAAAACAAACTGAAATTCGAAAAGCTAAACGTGTACAAAAAATAATAGAAATACTACATAACGTTAATTGTACAGAAGTAAAGTGTGTAGGAAAAAATATCTCATATACATGTTCATGTGGTACAAAAACTAGCACAGATACATCAAATGTTCAAAGAAATACTTTTGGTGGGTGCACCAAGTGTTCAAATCAGAGAAGAGATAATATTCTAAGTTTTAAAGAAGCAGCAACAATTTTTAAGATTGGAGGTGAAATTCTTCCTAAACAGACGTATGTTAATAATAAAACTAAACTTCATTATATGTGTTCTAATTGTAGTGAAAAAGCATTTGTGAGTGTATCAGAATTTAAGAGAGGTCGTAGATGTTCTAGTTGTTCTGATGAAAGACGTTATAAAACAAATATAAAAAGATATGGAACTGCAAATGCATTTGCATCTCCTATTATTCAAGAAAAAATAAGACAAATTAACTTATCTAGATATGGTGTAGAATATCCTATGCAAAATCCAGCCATACATTCAAAAGCTGTTAAATCGGCGTTTGCAACTAAAAAATACACTATGCCATCTGGTAAAATAGTTAATTTGCAAGGGTATGAACCAAGGTGTATGGATATTTTACTTGATTTATATGAGGAAGACCAAATACTTTCAGATTCTGTTG